ATGGATCTGGATCATCAAGGATCTCTCTGACGCAAAAAAACCGTTTGAAGCCCGGTTTGTCTGGCCTTCAGAACCATTCGGGATCATCTGAAAACAACGTGTCGCTCGTGCCCGAGACAGGAACCTAACTCATGCGGAAAACCTCAGTGTTTGCTGGGGTTTTCCAGATAGCTGTCCTGCCAATGTACTAAACGATGTACTTTTTCACTGCTGCTGGTGCGCCATTACCTGTGGGAGTAGCGGACTGCGAAGGAACATCACAGCATGGACGTACAGGGTATTAATGGCGTAGCTGCGCGACTTCTGCAACTGGTTGACGTTGGTGTTCGGAACGATGGCCCCGACAGTCGGGTTAAAGAAAATCGGTTTGGCGCCAATCGAGCGGATGTAGTCGAGCAGATAAGTCATCTGCCGTTGAAGGTCTTCGTTCGACGTGTTGGCGTAATAGTTGTTGGTGCCCACCATGATCCACACATAGTCCGGCTTTTCGGGGGCAACGTCCTTGAAGAACCTGGCGACCATCTGATCGATCCGATTTCCCACAATGCCCTTGCTGACCACTACCGCCTTGTCCAGGCGCTTGATCAAGCGATAGTGGAAATCGCCACCGGAAACAAACCAGCTGTCGCCGAACAGCACGTGCTTGCCGTGGTTCAAGTCCTCAGGCTGGGACAACGCATGGTAATGGGTGATCGACCCAGGGTAGAAAACAGAATCGCCAGAGTTCGGCACTGTCACCTTGATCCGCACTTTGCTGCCCGCGACGATGGTGTACGGGATGTCCTGAGAAATGATTGTGTCGTCGCGGTTTACCCGCACCTTCGCCGCCTCAATGACTTCACCGGTCTTGCGCAACTCCGCCACCGAGATATCCAGCACGGCAGACTGCTTGCCAGCCTGGGTGCCTGGATTGATGACCACGTTCGTGACCATGTTCTCGTAAAGCATGACCTCGGGCTTGGAGGCGACACCACCACCGGCGGTTTGCGTCCGCACGGCCATAGCCAAACCGTCTTCAACCTGGCCGCCTACGCCGCCGTAATCCACAGTCGCCACGCTGGTGACTTGGGCCCCATTGATGGGCTCCCAACCTGATGACACCTTGAACTGCGCAGCCCTGCGCAACATCGGCCGGATGCTCAGCTGGCGGAGCGCATCGTCAGCAACACAAGCGAACCCGTATTTATTGGCGTGAGCATCGTTGTTGTAGAAATTGTAGACCTTGCCGCCAGCCGCTATCGGGCTGGGCAATGGCCGATCTATTTGCAAGACACCATCAGTGACGGCCTTGACCACTACCGGATAGAAGGTTTTGTCCTCAGCCTCGTAGCAGGCCAATTGACCGCGGCTGAAACCAGAAGTGTTCGAAACAAGGATTGTGAAGCTGCCCGCCAGGGCTGGAGCATTGGCGGACGCCTCGACGACTGCGCCGGGCTCGGTTGGATACCAACCGACGCCGGACAGAGTGCCAAAATGCAGATCGACAAACGCCGGATTCAAGTCACGAGCGGGCTGGGCCGCGACTGAAAAGGAAGTTATCAGGCAAAGGAGTAAAGCGAGGGGGTAACGCATGCGGGACAAATCCGTCCATGAATGTGCCCGCATTATTACATAGAGGTCGGCTAGACCAGCGATTGCTGCCAGCAAATGTCGGCAACCATCGTCGCTGTTATTGGCGAACCTGTCGTGTTGAGTACCCGCAGCGCCACAAACAGCAAATTAGTGTCGGTTCGTGGCGCAAGCTGATCCTTATACGGCCCAACCCCTGGAAAGGATGTTACGTCTACTCCGCCAGCGCCATCAGCGGCGGACGCATAAAAGACGCCCAGACTTAGCCCGGCGTTCGATGATGCTAGAAAACGCGCAATAGCCGGAAGCCGCGTATGGCCAGGGCTGATAGCAAGAACCACAACGGCAGAAGCCGCGACCGTAATGGCCTGGCTTACGGTGAAATTCCGTTGCACCGTACCGGCACCATTCGGCTGAAGCTCCTGGCCGTGGTAGCGCACGCCAAGAGCATAGCGGCGCGAGGTCAGCAACTGGTTGCCGCCGCCCAGCGTTGGAGCAAACGCGCCAACCGCCGCCGTGAAGAAGATCGGCTGCGCCCCAATGTTTTGGATAAGCGTTTTGAGCTGAAGGATCTGCTGCTCGAACAGGGCTGGCGTGACGGCTGCGTAATAGTCGTTGGTGCCGATCATGATCCACACATAATCCGGCGCGCTCGGGATCACGTCAGCAGCGAAACGGGCGATCAAGTCGGAGGCTTTGTTGCCGGACACGCCCTTATTGATGATCGTGGCCTTCGGCAGACGCGTCACCAGGCGGTTGTAGATGTCGCCGCCCGCAAACCAGCTGTCGCCCAGAAGGACGTGCTTTCCTCGGTTGAGGGTGTTGAGGAAGCCAGCCTGGCGGTGATAGCTGATCGGCCCAGGGTAAAAGGTGAAGCCACCACCATTCGGCGACGTTAGGCGGATGCGCACTGAGCTGCCTTGGCGCACGCTAAACGGAACGTCTTTGGACACGATGCCGCTGTAGCTCAGGATGCCGGTCAGTGAGGCGATCTGAAAGGTGGTGCCGTCGTCAAGCAGCTCGTCGATGGCGATGTCTACCGAGCCAGAAAACCCGCCAGTCCGTGTGCCAGGGTTGAGGACCACGTTCGCCCGGTAATCGCCACCCTGAAGCCCGACCCACGACGACGAACACCCAGCGTTGACGGTGTTGCTGAACACCGAAATGGCGCGTTCGCCGATGGATCCGCCGCCCGGGTTGGAATAGGTCGTGCTGTTTGGGTTGAGGGTCAGTGTTGCGCCGAGGATGGCCGACCAAATCGCCCCGTCCTTGGCCAGGTATTCCAGGCGGGAAACGCGCTTTGCGGCCAACTGGCGCAGCGCATCATCAGCGACAGCGTTGAAGCCATACAGGTTGCCGTGGGCGTCGTCGCGAAACCAGTTGTACACAGGAGCGCCGGAACTGATCGAAACAGTCAGCTGGCGGTCAAGCCGAATGATCGGCCCCGCAAGAATGGCCCCGACTGTGCCGGTGTAGTACTCCCCGTTGGACGCCAGCCAGCAGATTAACTGCCCCTGATAGAACGTTGCCGAGCTGACCACAGGGATATCGGTAGAGTTGACCGTCACGCCCGCCGTGGTCAGCGTTGACACCACGTTGCCCGGTTCTGTTGCGGTCCAGCCGGTGCCGGCCTGGGTGCCGTAGTGCAGATCGATCACGGCGGGTTCGATGGTGTTGTAAAAGCTGTTGTCGGTGATCAGTTTGAGGTCGGTGATTTGATTGTTCGCATCCACTGCGTTTGCATCGACCTCGGCGTTGATCGCCAGCAACTCGCCGCGCACGGTCGTGTTGTTGTGACCGATACCGGCAGATCCCAGTAGTGGATCGTTCTTTGTGGCGAGAGTGGAAAGCGCTCTGGCAATGCCATCCGGATACACATAGACGACGTTGGCGGCGTTGTTGATTGGACCTTGCCCAGTGGCCAGGATGCTGGCGACGTAGGCCTCAACAGAGGCTTTGGTGGCGGCATCCTGCGATTCAACGGGGTCGTGCAAATTTCGAATGCCGTTACCCTTCGCCAGGTACCAGCCCTGCCCGTCAATATCCAGATTGCCCAGCGTCAGCGCTCTAACGCTGTAGCGGAACAATTGCTTGAGAGCCTGCCAGATTCGGTCAAAGTCACGGTTCACTGTTGACGCTAGGAAATCTCCGTTTTCCTGATAATCAACGAGCCGCTGAAATGGAACGTTGAGAACAAGGTACAGATCCCCCAGCGGAGCAACGGAAAACGTGATGGTACTGGATGGATCACCGACACCGGTGATCGTGAAGCCCGTGGTGATTTCCGTGCCATTGAGAAAGACGTCGAGGTCGCCAGCTTCGATCAGCAGAAAGGGGATGGTGTAGGAAAGTGAAACACCGTTGGCGGCATAGCGCTTTTCCGGCGGAACGTTTTGAACTGTCATGCTGAGCCCCTTTGGTGGTGGCGGGCTAGTAGTCCACTTGAACCTCATGCACGCCCGCATCTGGGCGCCAATCGTCCCGCCGAGCCTCTGTCGGTTTCCCGACTATTCGGCCAATGCGTACAGGGGTTGAGCTGATGGCGCCGGCACCGGAGTCGATGTAGTCGTCATCCTGGTTGTTCACCGCCGGGTTGAAGTCGCGCATCTGATCCCACACCGGACCGCGCAGCACATCGACGTGCGCCCACAGGAAGTGCGCCGACAGTGGCGACTCGAAGGCGTCGAGAATTCGCTTCTGTTTGTTGACGGTCGAATGCTCTTCGCCGACCCCGCACCCGGTGCCCTTCAGCGCCTGCTTTAGGATGGTGGGCACGAAGCCGCCCGGTCCGTTGGTTTCGACGATGACGCGGGGGATCTGGTACTTGATGACCAACTCTCGCACCTGGTGCACTTGGCCGCCGATGATCCGGTCTTTGCTGTCGAACTCCGCGATTTCACCGGTCAGCCCTTCGGCAACGTGCCAATACAGCTGACCTCTGGCGTCGGTCAGCAGAAGCGAGAATGCCGAGGCGTCGGATTTGATCTTGCCCAGCGAGCAGTCCCAGTAAGCGACGGCACCGACGATCTGGGTTGAGCCCAAGAACATGGCCGCCGCACCGTTGGCGTAGCGCATGGTGGGCTGAACGTCGTAGGGAACAATACGGGCCGGGTCCAAGCGAACCTCCGTGACGGGCTTCGAGTGCAGCTGATACTGCGAATCCCATTCGTTGATGGTGCGGGTTTCACGCCGGCGGGTTTCCAGCGTTGCCAAGTCGAAACGCTCTGGCCAGGCGCTGCCGGCGTAGCAATCGACCAGCGTTCCGGGTGGCGCAAAGAAGGCAATGCCGGTTTTCGTCAGCTGATAATCCTTGCCGGCCACCAGCACCCTGGCGTGCTTGCCGATGCCGGAGAACACCACGTCCGGCACAAAAGGCACGTCATAGGCGACCAGCCTCGCGTCTTCAATACGGTGCTCTTGCGCGAACATGCGGATAGTCAGGCAGTCGGCACCCATGCTTTCGATTTCGTCATACAGGCTGTCATGGGTGTGGGGTGTGCCGATGTACAGCTTGGAGCCGCCGGGCACGAGGATGTGTGTCTGCTCGCCGAGGCGGTAGCGCAGCTTTTCCCGTGCCTCGGGGGTGGCGATGTTGCGCGGAACCTCGACGTCATCGTTCTGGCATTCATCCGCTCGCGCCGAGGTGACGTTGGAGAGGATGCCCTTGGCGAACATGCTGGCGTTCCGGTGATCCACTGCCCCAACAACCCACCACTGTTCAACCTTGCCGTGATTGGGTGGCAGCATGTGCCGGGTCAGCGGGTGATTGCGCAGGACGTTCTGGGTGTCACGGCTTGTCTTGTAGGCAGTCGGGTCCGATTCCGACTGGTGAAGAATCCGAAAGGTGGGGTTTTTGTAGTAAAGCCAGGCGTTGTAGATCGCCAGCAAGGTCGACTTGCCGAAGCCCCGGAAGCAACGCAAAACGGCCAGAGGACCTTTGGCCTCCAGCCATATCAATGCTTGAACGTGGATAACCGGAACATCCCACCGCATGCGCCGGGCCCACAGCATAAAGAAAATCAGTAGGCTGACTTTCTTCTCCGGGTCAGTGGACATGACCGCCCTTTTGCATGCGGTCGATAATGGCCTGTGCTGCTCGTTCGGCGGCCGCCAGTTCACCATCCAGCTCATCGGCGGCATCGCCTGCATCCTTGCCCGGTTTCTGCTTGTTCAGAATTCCGGTGATGTTGACCACCTTGAGCAGCAGGGTCATGGTTGCTGCGGCGTTTTTCTTGCTCCAATACCGATCGCCCCGCTCCTGCTGGGTGAGGTCTGCCGGATCCTTCGCCGCCCCCGGCCAGTTACCCGGGTCAACCTCGTGGATTACAACCTCGCCCAGGCTTTCGCTGAGTGCTTGCAGGCGTGCAACTTGATCTTCACGCATATCACTTCGCTCCTACAGCTGCGCCAAGGTTTGGGCCGCGATCCGGGGCCGCATCGCCCGGCTCCCACCAATACGATTGTTTGAATTCCTTCTTCGCTCGCTGCTTCATGCGGCGCAGATAACCGGGCGAGAAGTAGTCCTGCAATTGGTTAAAAATCAGGTGATCGGTGGCGGCCTTCGTGTACCAGAGGTTCGCCGCGGGCAAGTGACTCTTGGCCAGCTTCACCAGCTTGGCGCCGGTCTGGTTGACCTCGCCCGAGGCGGCGTTGTCCTTCAGCTTGAACACTTGCTCGATATCGCCAGCGATAGGGCCGCCAAGGGCCGCCAGCGGCGAGCTGCCGCCCTGCGAGTTGTCGGAGAACAGGAAGTCACCGTAGAGCCCCATCGCCCCGCCCTTGAGCATGGAGGCGATGCCAAAGCGCAGGCCCGGCACGCCCAGCGTTCCATCGTCGGTGATATTCTTCGGGTCGCGGCCGCTGGCCACTTCGTTTAGCTGAATGGCCATGCCGCCCAGCACGGTGGTGGTGGCAACCAATGCACCGAGATAGCCGGCCTTTCCCCAGCCCTCTTGGGCCATGCCGCGCCGACCATGCCGCATCACCATGCCGATGGAGAAGCTTTTGAACTGCCAGAACGAGCGCAGCAGTTCGCCTTTGACGGTGCCGCGCTCGACACCTCCGTGCATCATGGCTTTCTCGCGGGCGCCGGGTTCAATGATCGCCATGTTGGTTTCATCCAGCACGGTGCCAAGCAGCTTGGTGGCGGCCTGATCCTTGAGCCGCTGCGGGGTTGTGTTGAGCTGGCGAGCAAGCGGCACCAGATCAGCGTCAGCGATGCGGTAGATGCTGTTCGCGGTCAGCACGGTGTCGCCCACGCCGCGCCAGTCTTCAGGCTGCGCCAGCTTCCACACTGCCCAGTCGGTTTCGGTGACGCCCTGGCCGAGAAGGCGCTTGCTGTCTGCCGGATCCATTGCTGCAAGGGTCGGGTGCCGGCGAGACATATCGCCGATGGTGTCCATCATGGTGGCGCCGAACGCCCGCTGCGTGCCGGCGGTCAAGGCGTTGAGGCCAGACGCCTGCATCACCTTGCTGGCGGCGGTCTGTGAGAACTTCGAAACCCGGCCCGATATCTGTTCGGTGCTGCCCAGGCCGTCAGCGCCCCAGCGGTTGAGGCTGCCGATCAGTTGGTTAAGCCCAAGGCCTGCGCGCTGTGCCATGCGCCGATCACCAGCGTCCGCCGGGTTGAGCATGCGCAGTTCATTGGCAAAAACCTTCATCACCGGCATCCCATTCATGGAGGCGGTGAGGCCCAGTGTCCCCTGATCGGTGACCGAAGTAAGCACAGCAGAACCCAGGCGGCTGGCCACGTTGAGCGCGCGGTAAGTCTCGAAGCCGTTAGCGATAGCAGCCGATGCTGGCGGCTCGCGGGTGCCGGCGACTTCCTCGTAAAGGTGTTCGATCTTTCGGCGCTGCTTGGCGGTCTTGTCGGTTTTGTTCGGATCGGCCTCGATCGTCACTTTCTGCCCTTCATCCAAGAAGTAACGCATCTGGTTATTCGGGTTTGGGCCGAGGGTTTCGACCAGGGCGATATCGCGGGATGCGCGATCAATGTGACCGATCAGCAACTCAAGAAGGTTGCGCTCGCCATAGGCTTTCTGGGCGGCGATGAACGACTCGGCGTCCTTGTAGTGGATCTGCCGCGACTCGCTCCCACGGTTGGCGCGCATGCCGTTGCCGGCGACATTGCCGGGCTCCAGCTTGTTGACGCCGCCGGTGGCAAGGGTTGTCCACGCGTGGTTGAGGAAGTCGGTCAACTCGGCGTCATTCATCGGCGAGCCGTCTTCCTTCATGTACTTGGCGCGGTTCGCCCACTGCACATGGTCGCTCACCCACTTACCCTGATCCTTGGCCACCTTCACCTGCGAGTGATCGCGCGGCATCGCCCAGTCATCGAGCAATCCGATATCGCCGCCGGCTCGGTTAAAGCGCTGGCGCAGTTGTTCGGTGGTGTCCTTGAACTGCTTGGCAGCGGTCTTGGCAGCGGCCACGCCGGAATCCTCACCGTGCAGCTCGCGAACCAACGCCAGATTGCCGGCCTCGTCCTGGAACAAGCCCATGAACTTGCCTTTGGTCTGGTCGATCACTTCCAGCATGCGGCTGATCGCATCGTCACGGATGGCGCGGCTTGACGACTCAATCGACTGGATGCCGCTCTTGCCATCGCTGGAAAACGCCAACATTCGATCAAGCCCTTCAAGAGGCTGATCCGGGAAGCGCTTCATGTAACTGTCGATGCGGTCGTGAGCCAGGATCGTCAAGGCCACGCGCTTTTTCTTGAGCTGCTGCTCGGATACCAGTTCCTGCGCGGACTTGGTGGCGGCCTCGTTGAGCCGGTCAGCAGCAGTCTTGGATTGCCAAGTGGCGTCGGTCTGGGCTAGCTGGCGCATGTTGCGGCGCAACCGGTCCTCGATGCCCTGGATTTCTGGCTGCGTGAGGGATCGGCCGATGGCCTGGGTGACGGCTTGAATGCATTCGGCGCGCATGGCCTGCCTCCTGTGGGAATGGAGGCAAGCCTATTGGGGCGGGGTAGACGGTTTCCCGACTATTTAGACGCCTCGTTGCAGGAAGCACGCAGCAGCAGCAGCAAATCCTCTGGATTCTTCCTGAGCCCTGACGATATCGGCGTCAGCCTGCGCCATCATTTCCCGAGCAGAGACGGTGATCGGATTGCCGTCAGCGTCCATCGCGCCGGTGGACAAGCGCATATCGTCCATGCGGGAAAGGATTTCGTCAGCAACCTGAATCTCTGGGTCCGATGCAGGCTTGCCCGCTTCTGATGCAGCACCAGGGCTTTCTGATGCAGGTTTGGCCGGTTCTGATCCGCTTTTCGGCGCTTTTGATGCAGGGGCTGAGCCTTTCGCTTCCGGTTTTGCTGCCTCTTTCGGAGTGCCGATATCCAGCAGCTTGGCCTGCAATGTCGGATCGGCGCGTTCGATATCGTCAAGGATGCGGCGGATTTCCTGCTGTGCAACCTGTGCCATAGAAGTGGGAGGGGTTGCCTCTGATGCCGGCCGCTCAACCTTGAACACTGGCCCAGAGGGTGATACCCATTTGACCTCGCCCTCTACATTCTCAAGCTTTGCGGCAGGGTTTCGGGTGACGCTGTACCCGCGATCAGCAAGTTTCTCGTAGACGCGAGCCGCCGCTTTGCTCACTTCAACATCTGAAACCAGCGATCGTCCAGATTGGAAGGCCTGATCTGCCAGCTTTGCATATGCATCAGTGCCGACGCCCTTACCGCTGTAGTCATCGCCGATTGTCGCAGTGGTGACCTTGATACTATCGGGCGTGACGTTGCCAACGATTCGGCCTATCTCATGTGGCTCAACGCCGGGAAGGTGCGACTGATCAGGTGCCCCCTTATCCTTGATAACGTAACGAAAAGAATTTTCGTTGTTGTCGATTTCCAACCCCGCCTCGGTGGCCTTGCCCTTCCCTCCTGGAACTGCCGAGGAAATCTCGGTGGTTCGCATGAACTCGGCCGAATGGATGCTATCCGGCAGCACCACCGGTTCGCCCCGGGTGAGCTGGGCAATGGCAGTCTGGATTGCGTCCTGGTGCGCAATGGCTGATTTGGGGCTGATCGGCGCACCTGGTGCGGTGTCGATATCGGCATGCTGGTAAGTACGTTCGGCCAGCGCCGCATCGACCTGCTCAGTGGTTGGGCGACGAAACCCGGCCCGGCCAATACCGAAGAACGCCGCACCTAGAATCACATCCGTAGCAATGGCTGTGCCGTCCATGGCGTGATACTGGGCGGCCTGCGTGTGATAACCACCACTCTCCAGCAGCGCAGCCGTGGCGCCACGCCCAGCCATGCCCAGCCCTACGTTCGCTCCCATAGCGATTGCAGCGTCACCAAGCAGCGGCTTGACGAAGCGCGCCGCCGGCAACACCACGCCCAGCCCGGTAGTAAGCGCATCGATCCCGCCCTTGGCATAGGCCGTCGTCTCATCGATCCCTTCGGCAACTGCCGTCTGCTTGCTGGCGTAACCGGTAGGCCCGCCAGCAGCCACTGCGCCGCCCACTGGACCGGCGAGCATCGTACCCACCACGGTGCGCGGAAGGATGGCAGCGGCTTCGCTCAGTATCTGCCCAACCACACCAACCTCGGTAGGGTCAGGGCGCAGCAATTCAACCGCCTGAGCTGTGTCCTTACCAATGATATCCGCCCGGCGCTCGGTGTCGGTGTTGATCTGCTGAATCTGCTGCTCGGCGTCCTGGCCATCCAGCACCATCCCGCTGAGCCCGAGCCCCATCGCCTGATCGGCGCCAGCCGCCTGAACCACCAGCGACTTGGCCGTATTCACAGCCTCGATGCCGCCGCGCACCAAGCCCTGACCGAACGCGTCAGAAACCCCGGCAAATGCACCAGGGGCCGGCTTGTCCTCAGTTCGTCCAAGTCGCTGATCCTGGCTCGCGGCTTCGTTATCTTCGACCAATCCGTCTAACCAGCTCATTTGACTTTCACCACCATGGGTTCTTTGGTCGTCGGGTCGATCTGCACCCGACCCGCGTTCAGCAGGTAATACGAGCCTTCCTTACCAGGGACCGGCGACAGCGGCATATCTTCAAGCTGTCCGACCGGGAATTTGGTGCGGGCGGCCAGGCCTTCCAGCTCGATATCCACGACCTTATCGAACATCTTGTCAGTCATGCCGTAGGGCTTGATGACCTTCGCCCCGCCGCGCTCACCCACGCCGCCGGTGGCCATGTTCACGGCCTGCTCAGCCAGCTTGCTGTCAATCTCTGGTGACGCCCCGTCGTGTGTTATGCCTTTTGGCCCGGACATGCCCGCGTACAAGGACTTGAAGGCCAGATAGGCCTGCTCGCGCTGAGGCGTGCCAGGAGTGAGCGAATTGCCTACATGCTCATCAAAGGCCTCGCGAAACATGGCGTCCTTTGGCATTGGGGTGGATTTGTCGCTAAGCACCTTGGCGCCTGACAGCAAAGTCTGCGGCACGTTGGTGCCGTCCTCGCCCTTGAGTCCGCGGAACTGCGCCATGCCGGCCAGAACGGTGATGGGCTGGTCGGCAGCCAATGGCTTGATGGCGGCCGCGTAGTCGGCGCCGGAAGGCGATGATGCAGCGATGGCGCCAAAGATCTGCAGCTTGGTGCCGTCATCTGCCTGGGCCAGTACCGACGTGAGCATCTGTTGCTCTTCAGGTTTCCACGGGCTGCGCGCCACCTCAGGACCGTAGGCCTTGCGCATGGAGTTCACCACATCGAAGCGGTGCGCGATCTGCTCGCCCAGCTTGGCCTGGCCTTCTGGGGTGGTGATGCCGGACACGTCCAGCGGTTCAACGTCTTGCCCGGTGCGCATGGCGTTGAAGGTCAGCGGGTTTTCACGCAGCAGCTTGGTGTTGTTGTCGATGGCGGTTTGCAGGCGCTGGACGTTGGCCTGCTCGGTGACGCTCGCACCCTTCTGGGCCATCTGCACCCGCATCTGATCAACGTACTGCTGTTGAACGGCGATGGGCTGGCGCAACAGCGTCTGCACCTGATTCATTTCGCCTATGCGGGTGTTGTACTCGCCGGCGGCAGACGTGCCAGAAAGTCCGGCTTTCCACCGTTGCTGATCCGCCGGCGTCGGCGGGATGCCAGTTGCGGCCTGGCGATCCATCTGGGTAAGGATCCGCTCGGCTTTCACTTCGCGCATTTCCGCCTGACGCTGCTGGTGTTCCTTCACCTGGAAGATGCGGCCGCTCACCGTGTTGAGCAGCTGGGTGCGCTTCTCCGGGTCCAGCTTCTTGGCGTAAAACCCGTCCTCGGCAGTGAGGTCGTGCTCAACCTTCTGCAAGCTGCCTAGGCTTTCGCGGGCTTCGATGACTCGCTGGGTGGCGTGCGTGCTCCAGTTGCTGTCCTTGAATTCCTGCTTTTTGCTGGTCCACGCCTCGCCAAAGGCCAGGTGCCCGGCAATGTCGATATCCTCGGCATCCATGCGCGCATTGATCTGCTCGACGTTGGCGCCGGGCATTGCAGCGTCCTTGCCAAGCATATCCATGCGGGAAGTCAGATCGCTTTGCGCGGCGACAATACGGCCCTTGGCGGAAGCCTCGCGCACCTTGTCCAGGCCGCCGAGCTGCATGCGCTTGAGCGAGTTGCCGATTTCACCCTGCTGGGCCTCGTCGAGCCCAGGCGTGTCCAGCGGCTCGAGCTTCGATACGGCCGTGTTGTAGGCTTCCTCCGACTTTTCATAGCTGAGCTTGCCTGTGCGCATCTGCTCATCAAGGTCGGTGGCGATGGTCTTGATTTGCGATTCACGATCGATCAGCGCGTTACTGGCTTTCACCCTGGACAGGGCTTTGTCCTGCTGGTTTACCTGATCCAGGACGTTTAGCGCCGTGTTCTGGATGGTACTGGCGGCCTGCTGCGCCACTTGATCCTGTGCACGCGTGTCCACGGGCATGACGCGGTTTTGCGCAACATCCTGCTGCACTCGGGTGGTAGCGAAGTTGCCCAGCGGAATCTGTGCCATCAGGCGTTACCCCCAACCTTTGGTGCTGTGCCATTGGTTCCGGCCGCCGAAGCCTTCCATGCCATGCCGGCCTGGGCGCCCGCTGACAGAACGGTGCCGATCGATTGGGAGTTGGCGTTGCTGCGCGCCTGCTGCCCTGCCAGCGTGTAGTTGGCTGCATCGGTATTTAGGCGGGCGCCTTGGTTGCGTCCATTGAAGATGGTCAACGCCGCGTCTTCCTCGGCGTTGCCGATGATTTCCTCGTTGATATTGATCGCGGTCCCCTCGCCCACTTGAACACCAGATCCAGCCAGCGCTGCGTTGGCCTCACTGGCCTGATTGCGAGCCAAGCGACGAATACGGTCAGCCTGCACCACGGCAGCACTGGCGGCCGTGTCAGCGTCCAGCTTCGACTGGTCGGACTGGGCGTCAGCGTTCATCTGCGCCTGTTTGCCGGACTGCTGTGTGGTGTAAACGGAATAAACCGTCGCTGCTGCCAAGGCCGCATAAGCGGCCATCCCTACTGCGCCTACAGCCATGATCAGATCTCCATCATCAAGAGCGGGCCGATGCGGCGCAGCCCTTGCGATTCATAAAGCCGGGTCGT